TTATTTCATTGTGTGCCCTGAGCGGTTGTTGAATGCCAATTCAAATAATCCGGTAGCCGATAACCCGGCCAATCCGCCTGCCCATAGACGCAAGGTCAACTCCAGCTCTGTAAAAGGATACGCCGCCGCTCCAACCAGCAGCCCGATGGCAAGTCCGATAAAAGGGATGCTGTTACGCGGCAAATGGGTATTATTTTTGATCAGCTGCACTAAGGCAAGAATAAATACGGCCAGGATGGAGGCAAAAGCCAATACATGATCCAGCAGTTCGCGGTTCATCATGAGATTGCTCCTTTCTGCGGTGTGGTGGTGATTTCGACGGTGTTGGCAGCCGGATGGTAAGCAATCTGAGCGCCCAGCGCCTCCGCAATTTTACGTGCAGGAACGTAGGTAACCCCACCCTCCAGCCACCCGTCCGCAATCTTCCTTCCATTAACCTGTATTGCAACTTTCATCTTAGTCTTCACCGCTTGTCCCTCCTTGGGCTTGATCCGTTCAATCACCGCCTCCACGGCCGCAGCCGCAGGCTTTTTCCCCGTCCGCAGCTCCGTCAGACTTAATCCGAAGCTCATCTGCAGATGCGGGTAATCCTTGAAGCTAGTCCAGCCGCCGCCCCATTCGAACCCGATGGCCTTAGCGTGCTGCACCACCTCCAGCCAATCCCGGGTCCCATTCTGATTCCCGTTCCTGTTCATATCCCAAGAGACGCCCCAACCATTCGGAAGCAGCAGCGCAAAATCCACCGCCAATCCATAATTGTGATAACTGTACCCGCCGCGCGCATTCGTCACGATCGCTCCCGGCCGGGTTCGCCCCTGGGCATAGAGCGCATCCTGTTCGGCAATCGTCCGCAGACCTTGCGTGATCAGGATGGGAACTCCAACAGCATAACTGCGTTCAATCAGTGCAGTCGCTGCGGCAAGGACGGCGGGATGAAGCCCGGACAGGCGGGCAGCGGATTTATTCAGGACCTGAGCCAGCGTCAGCATGCGATTCCTCCCCTTTCCTGATTTCAGAGAGGACCACGAACAGATCCTGGCGTCTGGTGTACATCAAGAGGGTTAGAATGACTAGCCCTATGGTGGTTCCTGTCTGGGCAATAGCCCAGGCATCCGATTGCAGCGAGCTTCGTATAGCGTCCGGGGCGGGAGCGGAGCTGAATCTGATCCAGAAGGCCACCGCCATTTTAACCGTATACGCCCCTAGGAAAAAGAACGCCGCCAGCATAAACAGACTGACCACGCGCACCCGGAATCTTCGGCGGAAATACAAAAAAAGCGCAGCCATCAGCAGCAGCGCACAGATAAAGGATATAGAATAGGCCAGTAACAACACAATATCAATGCTGCTCATCTTCTGCCCCCCGATCATAGATTAGGAACTCGGCGAACCCGTTGTTCCTGATTTCATCCTGAATATCTTTCGAGACATTCTTGTACCTGCGGATAGAGAGCGATACTTTATGTCCTGCCAGCGTCAGCCTACGCTCTCTGTCCCGGTGCAGGGGCGATAGACGCTTGATCCACGCACTCAGCACGTTATCCCCCCCTGTCTTCTTCATTAGTACTAGTGCTACCCGTATGGCTGCCTGCGGAATGGTCTATTTTCAATCGCTGCAAGACTTCAAGCGTGGGTGCCATGAAGTCTGACCGCTCTTTGTCGAGTATATTCTGCAACCGGTCCCGGTCCTCCTCGGCACGCTCCAGCAGTTCACGCGGCACCAGATTCCCCTTCACAATCGACCGCAAAAGCACAAGCATAATCATGAGCAGAATCAGAGCGATGATATAAGCCAGTCCATACTTATCTGCAAGCGGCAGCAGCTTCTCCAGATTCGCAACATCGTTGCTGTCCATTGCTTCACTCCCTTCTGTGTGGTTATTAAAGTAGTTATTAAAGTAGTTCTATAAGACGCACTTAAGATTTAAACTTGAAGCTTCATCGTCACTGCGGTGAACATTTGGACTTCCGGCCGCTGTTGTCTCCAGATTTCTTGAATTATATCGCTTGTTGCGGTGGAAATCCGGAGACAAAGGCGGACGCTACCGCTCCTACAGTTCCAAATTTCCCCTCCGCTTCTTTTGCTTTTTGTTTATTTCTTCAGTGCTTCTCATATAACCCCCGGACGGGTCCGAGGGCAAAATAAAAACGCCGTGAGCGGCGCCTGTGGCAATCTACTCTTCAGTTACAAGGAACGTAAGTCCGTTCTCCACCAGAATCTGCTTGACCGCAGGCTTCAGCGTAGAGGGGACCTCGCTATACTTCGTCTTCCCCAGCGTAACGCGTTGTGCGAAAAATAAGGCCATTGCTCTCACCACCTTTCTATTAATATGTGAAACCTTAGGCAAGCCAGCCGAACGTTCAAGAATAGACTTGGGTTGCCATTTCGGCGATAATATCCTCGATAAAATCGGCACGCTCCGACAACGCGCTATTCTGCGCTCTCAGCACCATATTCTCTTGCTGCAGCTGCTCCATCTCCGTCAGCACCGGCGACTTATTCGCCTCTTCTTCCTGGTACGCTACCCAGGCTGCCTGCAACTCAGCCTCTGTCGGCTGCGGCACATCCAGCTTCCAGACCGCAATATGCGGCCCCCGTTCCACCAGATCATAATCCTCGCCTTCGACCAGTAGATTGTAGTCGATGCCGTGGCGGTAGTGGACGCCTTCTACGGGTTGTTCGTCGTTGTCTGGCGGCTTGATCTCGTAGCGTACCCGGCCTTTGGCTTCTGCTCCAGGCCTCAGGACGGGTTCTGGGCCGTTGTCCTGGACGATGAAGTCTCGCATGGGGTCGGCGTTTGGGTATAGGTAGTTGATTGCTAGTGATAGGTTCATTTTCAGGCCTCCTTTTAGGCTAATCTTACAATAGCAAAATGTGTGGTTTTATCTGCTGTATAAATGGAGCATGAAACATCCGAATAGATAAATAGCTCTATAATTTGACCTGCATACAAATCATATAGTCCACTCCCAGAAATCTGAATATCTCCCTTGCCTCCATGAAATTGCTCTGCAATCCAACTGTTCTGAACACCGTCAACGTGAACAGCCAGTATCTCACGGGTCAAACTATTCGCTCCGGCGACGGCTCCCACACGGGCCTCAATACTATAAAATCCCGGTTCTGGAATAACGAATCTTGAATTTGGCACATCGGCAATGGACTTGTTATTATTAATGTTCGCAGTAAATAAAATTTTTGTCCACGTCATGGCAGGGACAACTTGAGAAGTAGAAACATTTTCGTGGTGCATTTCCCCAATTGGCCTAGATGTTTTAGTATTATCTCCCCATGGGTTAAGTACGCCGCTACCCGGAACGAGCATTCCACTATCTTGTGCCACCATTGCACCGGCAGGGCCGCTGCCAGTGTATCCAAAATAAGAAGCATAACCAGATAGATAAGAGGCGGCGTTATTCACACCTGTATTCCCCGTAGCATAGACAATACTTTCCGCTAAAGCCCCTACTGCAATAGCGCGATTTGATATAATACAATTTTCAACAAATACATCTGAGGCACTTATATAAACACCCGCTTGCGCGGCAGAGGTGGTAACAATACAAGAAATGAACACAACCCGCCTCGAAGCAGAAACCCTAAAAGCGCCGATTGCTGTTGTTGTGTTTGCTGTAAATCCATTAACAATGAATTGTCCATGACAGTTTAAAATTTCCATGGACTTAATATTCACTACCCCCGTAGCAGTAAGATAAAGGACATCGGTGCTTATAAAACCTTCTAAAACTAGAGCTTCGGTATACGTACCTGCCGCTACACTGATAGTTGCGGTATGATTGACCATTTTAGGTATCATACTAATCGCCTTCTGAATCGTCCTGAAAGCCCCACCCGCCGTATTCCCCAGCCCCGTATTCCCATCATTCCCGTCCGTCCGGACGTAATAGGTAACATCCGCTGTAGTCTGCTGCGGTGTAGTCGACAGATTCGCCTTCCCATTCCAGGCCGTCTTCTCCGCATCGGTTACGAAGCGGTTGGACGAGTCCTGAACGATGACCGATGGCGAATGCGTGGAAGGATGCACATAATTATTAGCCCCCTGCGCCACACTATCCAACTTCGACTTGTCCGCTCCAGCCATTAGCCCCGCAACAGTCGTGGTCGCAACCGACGTAGACGCCTTGGCGTTCCATGCCGTACGCTCCATCGCTGTGATGTGCTTGACTGTATCGGCGGCGTGATCCTGCACAGCCTTGACGGCGGTGTCCAGAATATCCATGTTGCCGTTCAGATCGGTGATATCTACAATGTCTGTACCATCGGGCTTTTTCAGCCCCAGATTACCCGTTGTTTTCATCGCTCACACTCCTATTCATATACTCTTAGTTCGTTCCAGGTCTTGCCGTGCGCACCGTTCCAGGTAAGGGACTTCAAGGAGTCCCACCAGGTGTAGCTGTACACGAAGCTATAGTCCAGATGGGCCGGCTTAATCTCTTCCATGATCTGAATCAGCCCTGCCATATTGGCCGGGATGCCCAGCGTGCCGACGAAGCTTACCTCGAAGCTGTACGCTCCGGGCACCTCGACTACCTCCACATCTCCCCCGGAAAAAGCAGACGCCGTCCGCCTAATCATCTCCGGCGTAGTTGTTCCGCTGCCCCGCAGTTTGGCCTTGATCATCTCCCGCCGGGTGGCGTAGGACTTATTCGTGTCTGAGGCCAGTCCCAGCAGCCGCTCCCAGCGGGACAGCCCCCAGGTAGCCGACTCCAGCGTCTTCTGATCGTCACTGTCGGCCATAGCGTACGCCACTTCACCGCAGGCTCTACCTGCGCTGGCCTGCACAGCCTCCATCTCAGGCACGCCCTGATAATAATCGGGCAGGTACTTCATCAGATCGGGAGCGGTAATCTCCGGCCCTTCCCCTGTCACACCATCTGCCGAATATGCCACAACGCCATATATACTATCTCCATAAGCCATAGCTATACCCCCTTCAGCTGGTTCCAGGTCAGCGGACCCTTGGGCATATAATCATGGGTATGTGCAGCTGCCGGATAGACAGCAGGCTTGCCGTCCACCCCTGACCAGGGAACCGTATCCGCAGCCTGGGCATAATCGACCTTGCCGTTGTTATTCGTGTCGTAGATGCTTTTCAGCATATCGCCTGTGCTTTGGCCTGCCGCCAGCAGCATATTGCTGCTCCCGCTGCCGATGAACAGCTTGCCGCTATCCGTGCAGTAGCCCAGTTCGCCTGCGGCCAGCGTACCCTGCGCACTCTCCAGGCCGCGGCGGATTTGAATCAATGTCTTCCGTGCCATGGTCACCGCCTCCTAGAATGTTCCGCCGTCGATAGTGCTTACCGTGAGCTGGTTGCCATTGGCCGAATCGTAGACGATACTCGTGCCGTCGATGTTGACCTCGATGCCAGTCGAGTTTACGAGAATTCCCTTACCCGGCTTGGCTGCAACACTGGTTGAGCCGACAATGATCCCATTGCCTGCCCCGACGGTCAGCGTGACACTATCCGCCTGCCCGCCGCCGGTAAGACCATTCCCAGCCGTGATCGTCTGTAGCGCACCGCCCGTACGCACCCAGGCACTCCCGTTCCAGCTGTAGATTTTCTGCTCATCGTCCACATAAGCCGTCCAGCCGACAGCCGGAACATAATAAGCCCAGCTACCTGCGGCATATTCCGCAATCTGACTGCTTTTACCCGCCCAGACGCCGGTTGCGCCGGAAGGAATGATATACCGGTCAGCTTCCACGGGACTTCCTGGCGGAGCCGTCAGGTGCTGATCCTTCACCGAAGCCTGCGGCTCAATATTATGCTTGGCCAGCTCGATTTCATTTTTGATTTTTTGCGCGGACCACAGATCTGTAATCGTCGAACCACCATCGTTGATGATTCTGTGCTTCGCGGCATCGTTAAGATGCGTTGCAATTTCTGCGGCGGTCTTCGTATTCGTGCCGTCCGACACTTTATTGGGATGTCCGGCTGTAAGATCTGCCTTGAGCACCTTGGCATACGTAGAGCCGTCAGCGATATCGTCCACCGTTCCGCTCACATCTGTTAATTTCTGCGCGTTAACCCGGCGCCAGGCGGCCCCGTCATCGAAATACAAATACCCGTTGTTACTCCCGTTGCTCACATAGTATAGACGCCCCGCCGAGGCTGCCGCAGGACGCGAAGCTTCAGGACCGGACAAGGCCCGGCCCACCATGGAGTTGGAGCTACCGTCTCCGATATAGACCTCCTTCGTGTCTGTACAGAAGCCCATTTCTCCCGCCTTCAGCATCCCGTAAGTGGACAGCTCGGCCCGGGTACCACGTTTGACCTGAATGGTCTGTGCCATATTACACCTCTCTTCTAAAAGATCCGCCGTCAATCAGACCGGCCTGTTTATACCGCTCCAGTTCGCGCTGCGTAGCCGTAAGCCCGCCCTGTAACTGGTTCACATCATCCGCTTCCACAGTGTCTCCCGGTGTCTCGTAAGTCACATAGACTTCGGGCACATCCGCATAGATGTTAATGAGCCGCCGCCAAGGGGCCTCGTCCGGGAAAGAAACGGAGTAATTCCGTACCTCTGTCCCGCTGAAGCGGGAACCTGTGTACACCGCCAGCGTCTGATTGTTAATATTGTCGTGGGCCAGCAATCCGCTGAATACACCACTTGTAAGCCGAAGCTTCTCCTCTACAACATGACTGCCGCCGTTTGCCTTTTTGTTCAGCTTATCCTGAAAGACATCGATCTGCTCCGGATATCCCATGCCTACACCTCCAGTACGACATTGCCGAACAGCGGCACTTCTGTCTCCAGCAGAGGGATATTTGCCGTCCCGCCGTTCAGCTTAAGTAAGCTATAATCCACCACGCCCTCCGTATTCAGCAGCAATGCACCAATGACCGATTGACTGATATAGGTAGCGGCAAAAGCCTTCTCCTTACGATACTTCTCCAGGAGCGCCGTAAAAGCTTGAATAACCGGCTGCAGCGCATAGCCAGCAGCGAGCGTAACCTTAGCTGAGACATCAACCACCTTGCCTGTGGCCGATTCAACCGTCACCACCGCCCCCACCGGAGCCTGGCCCTCGCCAAGACCCGGCGCAGGATCAATGAACTGCTGCACCTGGGAGACCAGCAGCGGGGAGGCGGGCTGATGCTCCGCGTTCACAATGACCACTTTGACCGTCTTCGGTCCGGCCCATAGCGGGAAGACCCGCGCTCCCCCTACGCCCTGAATCTGCTGTGCCCACTCCATATAATGATATTTATTGCCGCTCGTTGCCGGCCGACGGGCCGAATCGAAGTACCGCTGCCGCAGCGCTTCATCCGTCTCAGCATCTGTGCCGGGAACCAGCAGGCCCGTAATCTCTCCCCGGGCCAGTCCCGGAATATAATCAATCGGCAGCAGCGCGCCAGAATACTGATTCCCCTCAGCCCCGGCAGTCTCGCTCTCCAGGCGGTACGTCCCGGGAGCCAGCTTCTCTGCCGCATAATAATGAAGCAGTCCCAGGGAGAAGCGGCTGCCCAGCGGAATATCCAGAGGCTCTTCGCCGCTGGTATAGAACCTCGCACCAAGCTGCGCTTTGCCTGTGGGCTGACGCTTCAGTCCCGTCCAGGCAATGGTTCGTTCCAGATATTCGCCGTCCGCCGTATCCGGGAAGAACAGATTATTGCTGACCTCAAGCTCAAGATACATCTGGGCCATTTCAGCCGCCGCCGGCGCAAGCGCATCATAGATAATACTTCCCTCGCGCTTGTCCAGCCCCTCTGGAACCCGATCCAGCATGCGTTCCAGCAGAGCCTCGTACGTCTGATCCTCATACACTGGCCATCCCCTCCTTTCTAAGCTCCAAATCACCGTATACTGTGACAGCCGTACAGCTGAAGCTAACCATATCTCCGTCAAAAAGAATCTCCACATCCTCAAGCGCCTGAATCCGCTCATCCTGGAGCAGCGCATCGCTAATCAGGCGGCGCAGCTCCGGCCGGGCCAGAAGCCTGTCTTGACCCAGCACCAGCTTCCACTCCGTTCCGTAGTCCGTGCTATAGATCAGGTGCTCATAACGGCTGGTCTGCAGCACCTTGAACGCTGCCTGCTTCACCGCTTCAAGCCCGTCTACCCGTCCGCCGATCCGTCCGTGCTCCCAGTCCATCCGGTACGTCAGGCTTGGAGCATTCCCAGGAACGGTCACATTCCCTTCCAGAGCCCCCGTCACCGGACCGGATCTGCCTATCGCCGGAATCATAGGTCCACCAGCCGATCGAGGACAATATAGCTCTGTCCGCCTTGCATCCGCACGAGCAGCACGCGGTCTCCCGCTTCAAGTCCACGCCGCAGCAGGATCTCCCGCCCCTCGATCACAGCCTTGCTCTCCATCACGGATTCAACTACGACCAGTGCGGCTCCCGTCAGCAGCAGCCGCTGTTCCACCTGAATCTGCAGCGGCTGTGCCAGAACCACCGTCCCATAAGAAAAAGCCACCGGATTCGTATTCGATACGGCCCCGAGGCTTGCCTGTTTAATAATATCGAGCATGTTGTCTACACCACCTTAATGTCTAGGGACATCGTATGCTCCCCTCCGGAAATTTTATGGCTGCATTGATCCACCAGGAACAGCTGCGTCTGGAATTCATCCAGCAGCACATAGATGAAGTTCCCCGCCCTCACCCGCATATCGCCAATAGCCTGCACCGAGAGGCTGACCTTCTCGCGGTTATGCTGCTTGAGCAGATTGCCTGCCTTTTCCTGAATCTGCGCAGCATTCGCCTTATCATCTGCCTTCTGGTAGAGATGCAGAATACCCCATCGCTTTACATTTTCTTTATCTGTGACCGGATAGAACTCGCGTTTGCCGGTCTTTTCGTTGTCCTGGTAGAGCAGAATCGTATTGTACGTATTATCGTCGATGCTTCTTTTCAGCGAATAATCATACAGGTAATGGCCTGCCCCCAGGATCACCTTCAGCAGCATGGACTGCGGACTGCGCAGCGTCAGCTTGCCGAAATCATCATAGAAGGCCATCAGCTGGCCCTTATACTGCAGCTCACTGCCGACCGCGCCCATAATAATATCGAGCAGTTTCTTTCCGTCTTCGATCAGCGAGGGAATCTTGTACCCGGCCGGTTCCAGTAATCCAAGCCGCAAACCGCGGTCTTTGGCAATGGTGCTGATCACCTCAGCCGCAGTAACATCCTGAAGCACATAACTGCCATTGCCCAACAGATAGCGGATCTGATCGTACGCCGTCAGCTTGATCTCCTGATTCGCACCCGTGTCGATGCTGAAGACGAAGCCGTAGAATACATCGACCCCGTCTCTGCGGAACTGCACAATATCCCCGTTGCTGATCGCGAACTTTTTATGCTGATACATACCGCTGTCCACCAGCGTAAGCTCAAGCGTCGCAGGCTTGCCGGTCCGGGTGGTTTTCCACGTGATATCCGTAACGATTCCAGCAATATTCCAGATGGCGCCTTCCTTATTGATTACGATTAATTCCATCGCCATGGCCTCCTAAGACAGCTTGATCACTCGGCCAATTTTGAGCTTCTTCAGTTCGCTGTCCGAGATATTATTAAGCTTTTGCAGCGTTTTGAATTTACTGCCGTCACCGAGTTGCTTTTGGGCCACCGACCACAGCGTATCCCCGGCTTTGAGCGTATAGGTAGCGGGCGCTGCCTTCTCGCTTGACCGTTTCTGCTGCTTCTTCACTTCACCGGTGCTGCCCACCTTCACGGCTAACGCCTGATAGAACACATACTTTTTGAGTCCAAGTGTATAATCGATATCCCCCGAGGACCCCGCACTCAGCTTCCAGGAGAAGTTCTCAATGCTGACCGCCATATTAATGCCAATATCCCCGGTAAAAGCCTGCTGCGCCTGCGCCCTGGCCTGCTTCAGCCAGTCTGGGGTCTGCGTATTCTGCACATTTGCCGATTTCAGCCCTGAGAAAACAAACCGGACCGGCCTGCGGCTGAGCATCCATTTGCGGATCAGCTCAACATACTCATAGGGCTTCAGCAGCTTGCCGGCATTCTCACCGGAATACACCACGAACGGATAATACTGTGCCGGGAACATACTCTCAATCGTAATCTCCGTCAGCTTCGGATAAGCAATCGCATTGATTTCGCCAAAATCAACAATGGTATAGCTTTTGCCGTCGCCAATCTCCTTGATCTCCAGCGTCTCGGGGTTCACCGGAAGCCGGATCACCTCTTCATAATTATTGAAGCTAAGATAGAATCCATACTCCTCCATGTTACGTGTACACCCCCTGCGCCGTAGAGACGAACTCCTCTTTCAGCTTTTGCCCGATCTTTGTAATGATGGAGTCAATATCGCCGGAATTATTAATATTCCCGGTTGTTACCTGCACCGTTGGCGTCAGCTCGACAAAATTCTGAATCGACTGAATCTCCGCCAGCTCCCGCAGCATATCCAGATCATCACTGGAGATATCGACCTTTTCATTGATCTTGCCTACCTCGCCCACCTTGTTGACGTTGTTCAGACTGCCGTTTTGACTGCCCAGAACTCCAGTAGAACCTCCCGGAATATTCTTAGGAGACTTAGGGGTAATAAACTCCTTGGCCGTATCCGCCATTTGTTGTCCCTTGTCCATGAATTTGTTCATACCATTCATTCCTGTTTGATTCCCCTTGCCAAAAGCCGCTTTTGTGTCCTTATAATCTCTCTGCTTGGACAATTCAAAGACAACTTTGTCTGCCGGTTTATACACCTCAAGTCCTTGGCGGTATTTAGCAATAATATCACTGGCACCATGAGGAGTCTCGGGTTCTTCTATATCAACTTTGACCTTGCTGATTCCTAATGTGTCGAAGAATGGAATATTGCTCAGCATATCAACCAGCGAGTTGAATTTGTCGATCACCCACTGGATTGCCCTTGCCATTACCTTCATGAATCCTCCAGCGAATCCTTCTGCGCCTACAGCAATACTATACATAACATCCAGCGCACCAGCGGCAAGACCATAAAAGAATCCCTGCACTTTATTGACAGCCCAATTAAATATATAAACTAACCCATCGCCAGCCAAAGTGAAAAAATTCTGGATACCAATGGCTATATTCTGTACAACTGCAGCCAGATAGTAGAACGATCCCACGATAAATCCAACCACCTCACCCGCCGAGACGCCAAGATGCTGCAGAATCATCAATAAGACTGCTATTACGGCAATGACGATTAAGATCGGCCAGTTCGCCACCAGCCAGGCAGCAGCAAGCATATAGACTTGAACAATCATGGCTGCCAGGAAGACAACGGCTATCGCTTCAAGGATAGGCTTAATAAATGACCAGTTATCCTGAACCACCTGAGCCAGCCATAATAGCCCGTCAACCACCATTGAGATCACATTCGCTATGAAAAGAAACCCGTTAGCCATCGCATCAATAAGCGGCGCCAGCTGTCCCGAAGTTAATGCCGTATTAATGGTGTCCATCACCGGCCGCAGAGCGCCTAGCGCTTTGGCGCCAATCTGGCCAAGTACAAGATCAATATTCTTGTTCATCTGGTTCCATTTTTCAATATCCTCAGGCTGTGCGGCCTCCTTCACCGCCTTCTCTCCGAAGGATTTAATTGCATTAAAAGGCTTTACCACATCAGCCGTTTTGAGGAACTTCATGATCTTGGAATCCCCGCTCGGTGTCGGTGGGACTGGAGGTGGTGGCGGCACTGGCGGTGGCACCGGGTCTTTCTTCAAATTGATCCTAGGCTTAGGTAGAACCTCTGGTTCTGGTTCCGGTGGTTTAACATCCTCTTTTTTTACCTCAGGCTTTTTTTCTTCCGTTTTCTTTTTTTCTTTAAGCCCTTTCCACCAGTTTACCTTTTTGGCCTCTTCCGCTTTCTCAGGCTCCTCTACAACAGGCGCGGCGTTAAGCATCCGTACCCCCAACTGCTGGGATTGCGCAGCCCTTTGGCTTTGCTGCATCACAACTGTTCTGGACACATCCACTTTGACCGGCAGTCGTTTGAAGCCTTCCAGCAGCGTGTCATTGATCTGTTGCAAGGATTGAATAATCCGATCCTCCGAGCGGATGATTTGTTCACTGGAACGTTTCACCGCCGCCTGAAAACCCTTTACCGACCGGTTAACCATGTCGAGATTATTATTCATCCGCAGGCTTTGTTTATGGACGGCTTTCCATATCGTAACCGACCTGCGCGAGATAATGACTGCTTTGGAGCTATCGATTTCCATTCTTTCACCCCCTTCATCGCTTCTTCCCCTTGCTCCGCGCGCGCTCCCGCTTCTCCTTGTCCACGCGTACAGAGATCATGGCATAGATCGCCGCGCGTTCGCGGACGGAGAGCTTCATCAGTTCATGCGGCAGAATATGCAGCTCATGGAGGGCGTAATAGGCCAGATTGGCCTCACCATCGCCCTCGTTGATTAGTTTTTTACGTCATCTACCAGCTCATTCATGTCTGTAGCGAAGCCGTTCAGGGCCTGTACCCGCTCCCCAAGCGCAGCGAATTCTCCGGGCAGCAGCATTTTGCGCAGCAGCGATTCGGCGCCCATGACCCCGTAGGAACGCTGAAGCTCTGTATTCTTCAGATCCGGATGCACAATGCTTGCCGTCATGAGCTTCGCCATATATTCGTTGGGATCAATATCCGTAGTGTAGGTGCCGTTCTTTCCCTTGACCTTGCGGGTGGCCGCTTTACGGCATTCCTGGTTCTCTTCCTCATTCATACTGCGCAGCTTCCAGACAGCAGGGTTACCTTCCTTGTCCTTGAACCGCAGCGAGACCGCGAATTCCTCTGTTGTATCACAAGCCGCATTTTGCGCAAAAAATAAACTTAATTCACTCATGTTGTTCCTCCCGGATTCTTATTGTGTTAGGGCAGCGAAGAGGCCCGCCGCAGAATACCGCCGCACAGCGGCTACGGCTTCAATGATTATCCAGATACTTTGCGGGGCCTCCCGAACCTATTCATTCATTTACTCTTTTACAACCTGCGAATAGCCCGCTTAAGCTTTATTGGCCGGCATTAGCCGGAGCTGCGAAGGGCTGCACCAATTCCACATCCTCGAAGGTAAAAGCAACCTCTTCCTCCAGCGCATCCGACTCCGTATCCAGCGAAGCCATAATGACACTGTCCAGATTGACATCCTTCAGCATGATGCGCTGGGCGCCCACGGTTGAGGACGGATCTTCATTGGTCACGATAATGCTGAAGTATTGGTCAATCCCTGTCTTCATGTACTCCAGCATCATCTGGCGGAAACGGCTCGTCATATAAAAAATCGTCATCGTACCGCTGCCCGACCAGCCGGTCGCCTTATGCTGCACCCCGCGGCGTCCAAGCGTCTTCACTTCCGCCTTCTGCTTCTCTACAGTGGCTTCCAGGGTTTTAACATAGAACATTTCTTCCGTCTGTCCGTTAATCGTGGCATAGGCCCGGCCCTCCTGGCCGGACAGCGTATCGCTGGCTCTCAAGAATGTCATCTTAGACCACCTTCACTTTCATATATACTTTTTCTACGGAATCCACCGGCTTCACCGCTACCTCCAGCACTACGCTGTCACTGTCCGCTCCGGGGGTCACCACAATGTCGCTCTGCGCATTGAAGTTCTCAATCGCCCCGAGGTTCTGCAGATCATTCATATAAGTGACGCACTGCGACCAGAACAACGCCCGCCCGTCCTCATTATTCGGCAATTTGCCAATGAAGTAGCTCTCAAAAATCCGCTTCAAATCACCAGCGATCCCATCCAGCACACGCAGCACGCGGTTCTTGGAGAAGGCCTTGCCTTTGTCTGTGGAGAAGGAAGTGAACGTGTTAATGTCCTGCTCCACTACTGCCCGGCCTCCGCTATAGGTGAACAGCAGCTCTCCATCTGTAAGTGCTTCTACCGTCTCGGAATGGCTGAAGCGCACATCTGCGTCTACAGCATCGTCATAGGCCTGATAAGTCAGAGATTCGTTCACCGCAGCAGCGGCAGTTGCACCGGCAACCCAAGCCACGGCATGAGCTTTATCCACTACCGTTCCATCACTCAAAATAACGCCGTTCGCCACACTGATGATGCCTTCATGGTCAGCCGTAGCATAATCGGACAAGACCGCCTGCACCTTCTTGCCTTCCGTATTACGCAGACGCTTCACATAGGCGCTATACAGGGACTTCAGCGTGTTATCCTGCGATACCAGACCTACCGTCTGGAAATCCTGAACCTCCAGCGCCGACAAGAACGCACTATGCTCCGCATTCGTGACCGTACCATTTGCCCCGCCTGCCAGCGGCATGCCTGCCGTTACGCTCAGCGTACCGGGTCCGTTCGGTTTGTACTCCACGTAAGCATTCGCCAGCAGGCCTTCAGCGGTGCTTACCGTCTGCTTGTCCACCTCACTACCCTCCAGCAGCGTCCGGACATCGAACTGAGTGCTGTCATCGATATTTTTCTCGATCACTACCTTAAGCGCATTCCCGCGTTCTCCGCCATACAGCGCAGTCGCCTGAACTCCGTTATTGGTCACAGCAGCCTTCACACCCTGATTCAGACGGTAGAGCAGCAGTGTGCCCGCCCGCTTCAGCACCTCGCGCACCGGCAGCAGCTCTGCAGCCGTCAGATCGTAGCCCAGCTTTTGCTGGAAATCATCCTGAGCCCTAAGCTTCAGAATGACGCCCGCGGGCCCCCAAGGCAGTGCAAGCGCCAAAGCAGCCGTACCGCGTTCCCCCATTTTACCTGCCACAATGCCGTTCGAGGCTACATTTACGTATACCCCCGGACGCACCTTGTTTTGTGTTGTCCATGTTCCTCCAGCCATTAGATAACCTCCTTATTTAGATACAGCTCCATTAAGTACTTAGCCTCTTCCAAGGTGTAGCTCTCGTCCTCTTGCAGAACTACCTCCAGTACATCCTTTTCCCGCGGCGCAAACAGAGCGGAGTTCATCATCTGCTTCTTTCCAAAAGCATCCGGTCCCCCGCTGCCGCGTTCCCGCTCACTTGCCGTCATTTCCTTAGAACTCATTTCAGCCGCGCCCCTTCCGTGAAGTGTCCCATCAGCTCTGCCTCTTCCTCCGGCTGCTTCTGCTTCTGGAGATAGAGCATATAGTCCACGGTGAACAGCGCCCCCCGTCCCTCTGCTCCGGCCACCCAGGACTGGCGCACCACCCGATAAACGGGATTAACACTTTCTCTTGCGTCCAGCGCCTCACAGAGCCCGTCAGCTATTGCCTCTGCATCCAGCAGACTGCCTTGCTCATAGCGGATACCGAAGCGGTAGACCGCCATGTATCTGCCTTCACGCTGCCTGTCGTAGGTTGCCGAGTGCAGCTCCAGCCTGAAGTAAGCTGACTGCGGCTTTTCCCCTTCCACATAGACAGGAATATCCGGGAAAAACTGCACCAGCGCAGCAGTGATATTCCCCCGTAGTTGTTGTACCGTCATGATTTCATTCCTCTCATGATTAGATGTGGTAATCCCTCCTGCCTTTCTTGAAGTCACCCACGGGTTCGATTCGGGAAGAATTGGACCCATCTTGTATCTGGCAAAGACCGAAGGAGCTTTCACCGCGCTTGTCTGCCGGCCTGTCGTAGGCTTCGATGATGTGGAGCATTCATGCTCCTGCGGTGTCCTTCTGCTTCATTTGCCATGTTATAATCATAGACCCCCTGAGACCTTGCGCAGGCGCTATTACAGATGAGTTAACGATAACTTCCGGTGGTAAAAGGGATGGTAAAGGGCGGTTCCCGTCCAACAAAAAAGCCGCATCACCCCAGCGGGCAATACGGCCTTCTCATTTATATATGGTAGTTGCATGTTGTCAAAAGGATTTCGGCCCCTTAGATCCATTCCCGCCAGCCGGGGTTTTCGTGAGCGTAGCCAGAGACAACAGCTGCAGATCAGCGAGCGCCAGCGCCATCTTATAGAACGCCTTCGACCTTATTTTCACATAAGTATCCTTGCTCACCGGAGGATCGAACACATGATTGTATATCGTGTAGTCGTAGCTCTCCTCTCTGCGCATGTATCTCTCCCGCACCAGTTGTTGTTCCCTCTGGGTAAGCCGCTCTACAACCGAATCAATCACAGCACAGTACGCCCGTCTTGCAGCAGGCACATCTACATTATGCGTGGCAATTGCTGCTGTCTGATCGGTAACCGTATTAGTCGCGCCATGGAACCGCTCCGTGTAGGAGTACGTAATCCCGGCCTCTTTAGCCTCGAACGTGACAGATTTGAAAATCCGGTATTTCTCCAGCATATTCTCTATAGTGACCTGAGTCCGGCGGCGGTCAAGCTCGGGCAGCGAAGATATAATCATCATCATTAATACCACTCCTTAGATGTTATACAGATTTAAGAACTTTGTTGCGGACCTTTCCGGCCAAATGTGTTAAAATTCTACTTGTTCGTATACTGTTCGCTTTTTTTCATAATATACCACTTATCTACCAATTCAGTAAAACCTCATTTTGGCCCGTTTTGCAGCATAAACAAGCTATATGCAAGTCTATTCTTACCTTTTGGCAATATTAGACTCTTTATTGTTTACCTATTGGCATAAATAGCTTATAGTAAGTACAACAGCTTTTTAGGTGATTAGGGATAAGGAGTGGTTATCGATGGCAGAGGAATTCGGATACTATCTGAGACAGCTTCGGGAAGGAAAGGGATTGACCATTAATCAGCTGGCAGCGCTTGCCGGTATCAGTGGAGCCCAGATCTCACGGATCGAGAATGGATTACGGGGTGTCCCCAAACCGGCTACACTGCGCAAGATTGCTGAAGCGACCGATGTGTCTTACGAGGAGCTAATGGGCCATGCTGGTTATTTAACCGAGACTGAGGGCAGTACAGAGGGCTCTGTGCCTGCCTGGGCCACCAGCAAGGATAAGCGGGACTTCCGGCAAATGCTGGAGGATGATGGTGAGCTGATGTTTGACGGGATTCCCCTGAACAAGGAAGATAAACAGCGGATCAAGGACGTATTAACCGGCTTGTTCTGGGAGGCTAAGCAGATGAATAAGCGGACCAAGCCTAAGCACCATCCAGGTAAAGAGTAAGTACCAGGCAATCCAACTACTATTAACATGCTGCGGGTGAAGAATATGGATGAGCTAATCAAGCGTTTGGTCAAAAAATACAATACCAGCAGCCCCTTCGAGCTGGCTGAAGCACTGGGGATTCACATCCGGTTCATGCATCTGGGTGACGGCACCAAGGGCCTCTACTACCGTAAGCTAAGAAGAAGGTTCATCGTCATCCATAACCAGCTGCCGCTGGAGTGGCAACGATTCGTATGCGCACATGAACTCGCGCATGACCGTCTGCACAAAGGGGTCAACCGTTTTTTTCTGGAGGAGAATTCTTATTTCTCACCAGGTAAGCTGGAACGGCAGGCTAACCTATTCGCGGTCAAGCTGCTATCGGTCGGCACTGCCATTGAGCAGGATGAATCGGTACAGAGCTATTATGCAAGAATTGGCATCCCGGCTGAGGTTGTCTTTTTTTTAGACGATTAA